ACCATCGAGAAGGTAGAGGCAGACCCACGCGAGGTTCCACCGAACCCTGATGTCGAGAACACGGTTGTAAATCCGCAGTAATAAAAATATAGTGTTAATTATCATAGAAAATACATATCGTATTATATTTATTTTCTTGGTAACATAAATCAATTTATGAAAAATAACCAGTATCAGGAACTGCGCCTCCTACAAAGACGGGGGTACATGACTGAGTGGCTCCATCACAAAACGTGCCTTCAGGGCAAGATTGTCCGCTTCCATTCGGGGATCCGCACATATAGTTGGTATTCGGATCCGGATGATATACGTTGGCCATCGACTGAGAAGCCTGAGCAGGTACCTGGATCGAATCGCCGACCGCATTGGCTTGTGCCAAATCCTGAAATCCAGAAATTACGAAGTGAGGCTCCATGCGGTCAATATAACGTACAATCATCGGCAGTACAACTACCGCTACAACTAATAATACAAGCATCGCGCCAATTCCCATTGCTTTCGGATGAGCCATTTTCTAGCAAATGGTGAGGTTTTATTATCGGTTCGTTCATCAATACGCAGTAGGTGTCATTCGTAAATCCGAAAATGGCGGTAGGGTGGCGGCTACATCCGAACGACAATATCCATTGATACACCGTACATGTTGACCTGAACAGGATGGAAGATCTACTCCGCATCGAGCGGGTCCTTGTGGTACATTCTCTTCTAATCCCTCAGAACACGATGAATAAAACAAATAAATAATAACGGTAATCATCGCGATAATACATAACGTATGTAATAAGTTCTTATTCATTCTACTAGCCGTAATTAAAATCTCTTTTGTACATTAATGGCCGGCCCCTTCAGTCGCTGAGACGCGCGCGGATCAAATTGTGATGCGTCTTCTTCTTCCTTTACTCGTGCCATCATCTCAGACTGACGCCATAATTCGGGGGCACCCATCTTAAAATCACCGTGAACTTCCGCTTTGTACCAGAAAATGGTATCTTCTAATTTATTACTCTGTGTATTGTTATTAATGACCAAACATTCATAATTTTGCGTACACTGATCCATCATCTGGCAGAAAAACTCAAACGATGGAAAAGCTGAACCATAATTTTCAAATAGACGTTTACGATTATTCATATAAGGCTCTCGTAAAATAAACACATAATCGACGTTTGTGCGCAACGCTGGCTGAATACCAAGTGGAAACTGCATAGTAATAATGAAAAATACTTTGAGCCAACGTCCGTTCATAAACAAGTAACGAATGTTCTTATCATGTGTCCAAGAATCATCATACATACAATCATCCAAAATCAAGAAGGCTCGTGGGTCGATATTTGATTTGATTCCCTTCTCTAAATCTTGTTGAATCCGTTGCATGACCAGTTTCTGACGTTTTACGAAATTGGCCAAAATGACAGGATTGTACTCTCCGTGAATGAACATGGGAGGTACGATCTTTTTAAAGAAACCGTTTGACTCTTCTGTTCCGGAAATGACACATCCCATTGGAAGATCTTGATGATGAAACAATAAATCACGAACCAAAGTGGACTTACCGGTACGACGACGACCAATAAAGACGGCCACCGCATCTTGCGGGATACCCTTCATTACAAACTTCCGGAGATTGACATTCACTCCTCCTTGTGATGCCATACTAATTCTAGTATCGCTCTCCAATTTGTCGTGCGCTTCAGAAACACGCACGCAAGTCTTCCAATCAAGGAGATGAAAGCGGTACGAAAGGCACTTCTTCAAGATCCATGTCGAAGTCGTGAACTTACAGAAAATGAGCGTGAGACCTTTTCAAATTATGCCCATTTACAACGCTACTTCCCTGCTCTTGACCTCTTTACCATCCCTAAATCAGCACTTTCTCATAAGAACATGGAACTCCCTACCAAGTATCAAATCAATCAATGGATTTCACAAAACCATCCCAAAATATGGAGTGCCATGCGCGTGCCTGTATCAAACGATCCGAATTCGGATCCACCGGATGCTGAACCGTGTGATGTCTTTGTCAAAACCGTTCATTTATTGAATCCGATCGATATTATTAAAGAGAAATACGTATGTCCTGAACATCCTCTTCTTCCACAAAGTGAAAAGACATGGAAAAGTACACTTCTTAAGCTACATAGCCACAACAATCAGGCCTATGTTGATGCGGTATGTAACTTTGTCCTAAGCCGCTTTCGTGAGCTAGACTTGACTCCTCATTGTGTGTTATCATATGGTTCCTACACAGGAATCAGTAAGAAGTACCAGTATACTATCACTAATGAATACGACACCTATCGTCAATGCCGTTGGTTCTGGAAAGGGATGGAGTCACATAGTGCGCGATTGACGGTTCTTCATGAAAACAAAGAAGAGGTTCCTAATTTCGACGAGTTCTATAAAGAAATTACGACCTGTCCGTTTCAAGAGGGCGATGAATCAGATGTTGAATTGGAGCCGCTAGAGTTGGTAGAAGATGTAGATAGTGATGCGGAATCTGTTCAGTCCGTTACATTTGATACGATTGAGGAGGAAGCCGATAACTCTTTGAATATGATGGATATCAATCAATCGATCGTACGACGTGGATCTCGAAAGCATCATTCAGAGAGTGAATCGGAGTCAGAATCGGAGTCTGATTCTGAATCCGGATCGGAATCATGTTCTGAGTCTGACCGATCTGACGGGATTGAGTTTGACATCTGTTTAGAACTTCCCAACATGCCCATTATTATGATTGCTCAAGAAGCTCAAGAAGGAGTAATGGATTCATTGTTAGACGAAGATACGATTGATGGGTTTGAACGTGAATCACAAGGATGGGAAGCGCGCTGGATCGCATGGATGTTTCAGGTAGTATCCGCTCTTACCTTTTTACAGAGTGCGATCTGTTTTACACATAACGATCTTCATTCCAATAATATTCTTTGGCGAAAGACGGACAAGAAGTTCCTATATTACCGAAAGCGTGATGGAACCGTCTGGCGAGTCCCAACGTTTGGAAAGATCTTTACGATCATTGATTTTGGAAGATCAATCTTTCGTTTGGGGCGCCATCTGTGGGTGTCCGATGATCACTGGCCCGATCAAGACGCAGGAGATCAATATAACTTTGGACCATTCTTTGATCACTCCAAACCGAAAGTATCTCCCAATCCATCGTTTGATTTGTGTCGTCTAGCTGTTAGTTTGATCGATGGTCTCTTTGATGAACCACCACCAAAGAAGAAAGGAAAAGGTATTCCAATCATGAGCGAGGAGGGATCCTGGAAAGTATATGAGACCAAATCCCCGCTGTACAACCTTCTTTGGAGCTGGACGATCAATGACGCGGGTCAAACGATCTATGAAACCGAAGAGGGAGAAGAGAAGTTCGATGGCTTTGATCTGTACATTCGGATCGCACAAGATGTTCACAGCGCTGTCCCGAAAGATCAACTTCATCGACCTGTGTTTCAGCAGTTTATTTGGAAGAACAAAGTACCATCCGAAGATAAAGTATACTCGTTAGGTGTATAATTTTATTGAATCATTAATAGAATGCGACGTCGTACTTCCAAGAAAATATATCGCTGTGTAAGACAAACCGCTAAAAAGTATACAACTCGTTCTTCTCCACCCTATCCTGCGCAGGAGTGCCCTAACAAAAAGATGAAGGGAAATGATGGGAAAATGTATATCTCCCTCAATTCGGAATTCGGAGTAGCCTATCGATGGTATCCTTACTCAAAGGAATTGATGAAACGTAGAAGCGACAAGTAATACACGTATCCATTCATTTATCATATCATGAAATCATCATATGATAAATAATAAATCAATAACGCTTAATTGATTCCTAGAAGTGCTTCATCTCCTGTAAGAGCGGTACATGGGCAACCGTTATTTACAGTGGTTTCGCCACCATCCTGTTTGCGATAGTGCTTCATCGTACCAACCTTTACCGTATTAATGATGGACTGATCAAAGATACCCAGGCGTGAAGCATAACCAGTGTTGGGGCTGGCATAATTCTGGATACGGTTGATGAAATCGCCGGATTGCGCCTTATTCATGCGTCGCTTGGTAATTTGAGAAGCATCATAAATGGTCGGCGACATGTCTACCGTATTGCGATAAAATTATACTAGCATTATCGACCAAATAGACGTGGTGGACCCACTTGTAACTCCATCTCTTCTCCCATACTTACACCACTAAACGATGGCAAACTGGTAGGCAATTCTATTACGGGAAACAGATCCGGAACGAGCAAGCCTGTAAACGCAATAAGGATTGAACCGCTGATAAAATCTTGCGCGAATTGAATATTCTTGTACTCTTTATCCTTATATCTCGCTCCGACGAAACTCATCACAATAAAGAGGATTCCTCCCACAACCATCCACGGGAACCATACGGGCATCATTTCCAGTTCGTGTGAGAAAAACACATCTGTCCTGTCCGCACTACAATTCTTCATAGTCATCTAGTCCGATCGATTCGGAGGGTCCTTCCAGATTATCCAGAGATTCTGCTTCTATATCTAACGATGTCCCCTCCTCTTCCAAAATCTGAAGAACCGGGCCAGATTCTTGTTCGGCGCTAGGCGTGGGTTCCTCACTCTCTTTGGGTTCCATGATCAAATCAGAATCGGTTGGATGATCAGAATCAAACATCGCATTGAACTCTCCAAAACGCACCGTAGGCTTGTCATCGATCATAATAATGGGCGTCGATGGCTGCGCGGATGGTGTGGGGGTCGCAGTGGGAATGTCGATTGGAGTGATCGCGGGTGCTACCGTTTCAGGTACAATTGGTACATCGGGCACATTAGCAGGAGGTTCTACGATATCAACGGGCGGAGGAACGGCTAGCTCCTCTTTCTTCTCTGGCTCATCATCGCTATCCTCCTCTTCCTTTTGTACATCCGATGATGAGTCATGTGTTACGAAATCTTTCAAGATGGATTTGACAGGGACCAAACTTCTTACTGCCTGGATGATGCCTTCGTTCAACATGTTCTCAATGGTACGATAATTCTGCTGTTTTTCCATGCCCGGAATACCATCGCGAAAGAGATAGGTTGAACTCCATAACAACTTTGCAGTTTCGCACAAGACCTTGAACAGAAAGTGCTCGACCTTTGGAATATTGATTTCAACTTTTTTATTGTTGGTCGAAAGACGAATGGCAGTAAGAACTTTCGTATGTGCAATAAAAACGGCAGTGAGAAGATCCTCTAAATAGTCACAACCGGAATTGGCTTGAATGAGATGAATCTCATTGGAAACTTTCTCCATATTCCAATCATGAATCTCATTCAGGTAATTTTGAAATTGCCACAGAGCACGTTTTGGTTCTTGAATCATAACTCGTTTAGCTTTTTCCAGTAAGTCAACGTAGAATTGAAAATAGGCCGGAACCAAGAAGACACAAAGTTGTTTGGTATACTCGGTACGAGCATCGGAATACACGGAAAGGACCGAGTCACGATTCATTCTTCTTCCTTCTGTGGTGTTGTCGTGACCCTATCGAACGCACGTCGATCCAGCGTACTTCCCAAGAAGGCCCACAATGAACCGGCCAATTCTGTACATGTACCGTAGTCTTTTAAGATTTGATCATCCGATAGCAGCGAATGAATAAACAATTCTGGATGATATCCTTCTTGAATGTAATCTGGTAACTTATCGGAAGACAACTGATTCATCTCTTTTCGTTCTTTGCGACGATGCTCAAGTGTGCGAGTCCATGTATCTGGATACTGAAGTTGTAACTGCGCACATTGTCTCGCACGCCGATAAGATAATTCATTTGTGGTTAGATATTCTTTAATCTCATCGCGATTCAATCCACGAATGGTAGAAAGATACTGATCAAGATCTGTCCAAGATGGAAGACGAATACGCTTCATCCGACAACGTGAACGAATCGGTTCTTGTAGCCGACCCGCATCACGGCATTCTAAAATGAAAAGAACTTCCGATGCGTGCGTTTCAAGAATACGACGAAGGAATGCTTGTGCCTCAGGTGTTAAATCATCGGCGCCTTCCAACCATAAAATCGCAGGCTCGGTTCGGCGCGCCCAAATATGGAGTTTTTGACGACCATCTCGAAGCGTTCGATCTTTTCGACATGGGCAAACAAAGAGCTGTTTTCTTACTTCTTGCGCATACTTCTGGATCCAGTAACTTTTACCGCATCCAGGAGGACCTGTGACAATTAACGGGGTGTGGTCCATTTACCAATATAGGGATGGACGGGTTTATGCTCTACGAGTTTTATTTTTTGAATGATGCTTGCGACGAGAATGACGGCGACCTCCTTTTTCGATCGTAGCCGGCATAGGCGCAGGAGAAGGGTGTGATGTTCTATTTGCGACCGGTTCTGAATATGTCTTAATAGCTAATATTACTGCTGTAGCGACAGTAATTCCACCTGCGATATATCCAATTGTGCTCCAAGGTGTCCCGGATGATGAGCTTGAACGACTCGGATCTGCTTGTCCCGTCATTCTAGCACCAGAACCATCTATACTATACGTACATCCTCCCTTAAAATCACAGCTGATAGGTGTTCCGTTTGGCA